TCGGTAACCAGATTGTTTGCCATGATCGGTTAAGTTTTATAAAAATAATCGGCTGTGACCTGCCCGTGAACCACTACCTGTGTAGAGCCCGGATAGATATGTATGTTGCCACTTTCGACCTGAATATACCCACCGGTAGGCAGGTTTATTTTTTGAATACCAAAGTCCTGAGATGTTGAACCGGCAAGCGCGGCTTTTGCATTAAGTGCCGATTGTAAATCGGTTTGTGCGGATAGTGTTCCGGTAATTGATCCCCATGTTGCGGCGCTTGCTGTTGTGATATTTCCCGATCCCAAAATTGATGCGCCGTTTATCGTTTTAATGTTTGTCCCGGAAACAAGCGTGGGTTGAAGCGATAGGTTTCCAATGCCGATCAGTGAGGTGCTATTTATTGTTTTTAACTGGAGCGAAATAACACCCCCGACTATTGAGAAATTTGTACTATTCAGATAACCAATCAGCGTAGTATTGTCGTGAAATGCCACCTTACCCATATTTGTATAAGCTTCATTCCAGTTACTTGAATTATCAGTAACAGATGAATAGACTCCAGCTCCATTAACTTTCACCAAGCCATTTAAAGCATCCTCAGTTGTTTTATGGGTGTAAGCAGCATTCCAGTTACTTGAATTATCAGTAACAGCTGAATAGACTCCAGCTCCATTAACTTTTACCAAGCCATTCAACGCATCCTCAGTTGTTTTATGGGTGTAAGCAGCATTCCAATTCGATGAATTGTCAGTAATAGCTGAATAGACTCCAGCTCCATTAACTTTCACCAAGCCATTTAAAGCATCCTCAGTTGTTTTGTGGGTATAAGCTGCATTCCAATTGCTTGAATTATCTGTTATTGAAGTAGCCCATGCGCTACCTGTTGACTTAGCTAAGCCAGCCCCAGGATAAACCATTGTGCCGCCGGATGCACTAAATGTTAATATCTGATGGCCAGCGTTCAAATTATCGGTAATTGTGATTCCTGAACCTGCTACAAATTCAACAATTGAACCTGAAAACACCCCCGTTGTTCCGTATGATGTTTTGACATCCCATTTAGAATATTTGTCGTAGTTGTGCGTATGGCTGGTTATTGCACCTGTCAAGACAGCCTCCACCATTGCTTTTGTAATAGCGGTTAAATATGTGCTATTGTCGTAGCTGATGGTGGTTCCAGATATTTTTACAAAGCCTGTGCCGCTGAGTGGTGCCTGATAGTTTGTACTTACTGAAATAGTTCCATCTACAGCGATTGTTGTTCCGGATCCCTGTTTTACACCACCGAGGATGGTTGTAGTTGCAACCGGAAGCGTATAGCTACCTGCACCTCCAAGACTAGCCCAATGGTCAACATCCCAGAATTGGTATTTATCGGCAATTGTGAATCGAAGTGTACCATTTTCGGGATCGATTAAAATACCAACCGTATCGCGGTGGTCGTAGTCGCCAACCAATATGGCATTGGTAAATTGAGAATAACCCGATTTATAAATGGTTAGTGCATCATTGCGGAGAGAAGGACCCAAACCGTTTCCAACGGTGAACAGCCGATCAGCCGGAACCCATTCGGTTGCGTTTTGATCGCTTGGTGCTGTTGCGTAAACTCCACAAACAATCTCCAGAAACGATTTAGTATTATTGCTTTGTCCGATGGCAATTGAGCGGTTTCCTTCTACCAGGTTATCTTGGCCTAAAGCCTGACCATGCCGGATATCGCGCGAAACGAAACTTTTTTGCCATGCATCGATTGGATCGCCAAACTCGTCGAGATCAACAGGATCGCGGTAGCGTTCGGCATACAAACCATAGTAATTTCGCCACAGCGTATCAATTAACTGGTTAAGGGTTGGATAAGCTTTTTTTAATTCGCCTTTGGTTCTCATTATACGTGAGCTTCAATTAGTTTGAATGCAATGCTCTGAACATCTTGCCGGGTATCATTGAGTTTGAAGTCTCCACCCTCGATGTAAACAGGAATCAGCTTTGTGGAATTGTCCGGATCAATAATCCAGCGTTCTTTCGACTGAATAAAATCACGAAGACCCAACATTTCAGCACGCTTCAGTACTCCTGTATTTACTTCAATGTATCTCGATCCGGTATTTGAAACCGTTTTAATTGATGCCTTTTTTGTGCCCGATCCGGAAGGAAGTGCAGTGTAGGCAGTTTCAATATCGGTCTTCAGTCCTTCCTCTTTTTCGCCCCGGAACCAGAACGACTCAACAGCCGAAAATTTATTCCGGAAGAATCCAAATAGCTGCTGTTCGCGATATCTGTTATCGACAATGTAAGTGCGGTGTTCCGAAACTTCACCTCCGGCATCTTCCAGCCAAACCTCGAAGCTTACGATCAGCTCTCCCGGATCCAGTTCAAAGCCCTGGAATATTGGATTGATTGAAAGCTCAAGCAGGCCGGTAGTTGGATAAAGGGTAATATTTTGCATGATCGGAATATGAGCTACCTTATTATTCGTATTCACTTTAGTGAACAGAGTAACCTCATGAGATCCAGTCCAGCGGCTTAAGTACCAAAGTTTCACGTATTGGTTTAACGACACTTTCTGATTGTTCGGCTGCGAAGTAAGGAATTTGCCACCTTCAATATATTCCGAAGCAAACGATTTACCGGCCTCGGTCAGTACTGCCAATTCGTGCTGAAACAATTTTCCATCCAGAACCCGAAGGGAATCGGATATAGGAGTAAATGATTCCTGCCGATCGCCGTTTTCATCGTTCCAAATTTCACCAATTTCCAAATCGACATTCAGTACCAGGGCAGCATGTGCCGAAGCCACTCCGGTAACCGGGAAGTGAAATTCAACAGGAAGCGGCTCATCCAATAATCCCTGTAAGTTGTGTTTTGATACCAGGTCAATTGGCTCGCGTTCGTCAATTTGTTCGACAGAAATAAGTTCGTCGCACTTAACCTTTACGGCAGTGCGATGATTGTCTTTTGCTGCTGAAGCGGTAATAACTATCTCAATCGGGTTTCCGGATAAATAATCAGTTCCTCCTGGTAAACTATGTGTAACTGCCATGACAGAGAAATTTTGAATGTTGAATGTTGAATGTTGAATTAAAAATAGAGCGCGAGGCGGGAAGGATAAAGGACAAGAGAAATGTTAAATTTTGAATTTTGAATGCTGAATTAAATTTAAAATTCAGCATTCAGCATTTCCAATTACTTTAGTCCGCCATCAGTCATTTCTTTAAATCGATCGCGCTTTGGTTCGTAGGTTTCAACGGCCACATAAGGCTGCCAGCTCATCAGCTGATTGATTGCATCAATGAGCTGAACACTTGTATTTTTGTCGATACCATTTCCCGATCCGATCGAGGCCACAATATTGGCCGATGCTGTTTGCTTGTTGTTGCCTGATGCAAAACCACCGGTGTACATTTGCTTTGTTGGGATGCTGGCCAGAATCGTTTTTGTGTTCAGTTTTGATATTTGCCCGGTCCGCTGGTAGTAATCAAACACATCAAGGAACTGCCTGACATCGGGATTATTTACTCCTTCCTGGTTGTTTACAAATTCGCCTTCATGTACAATTCCGGTAGGTTTATATTTTCTGTTTCCACCTGTATAGCCTCCAGTGTAAAACGACTGCCCTTTGATTTTTGCAATCTGGGCGCCGGTTGTTGCCACAATAAGCGCGCTCATTACTCCTTTATAAATCGAGTTTGCCGGTTCCGGGATAGTCGATTTTGCAGCCCACAATTCGAGAACAGCCTGTGCTCCCGAAATAACTGCCTGCCCAATGGCAATAGCCTGTTGCTTTTTGGCATACTTCTTTTCAATCTGCTCTTTTTTCTTCGCATTATCCCCGGCTTTGGCAAGCTCAGCATCTTTGCGGGCAGAGAAGAAGTCTGAAAGCCCTCCAAGGATCTGCTGTGTCGCATCTAGATAAGCGCGAATCTTTTTAAAACGTTCATCTTCGTACTTTTCAGTAATACCGGTTTTTAGTTTCTGGTATTCTTCCTCAGAAATAAGTGAACCGTTTTTAGTAACCCGGTCGAGTTCTGCCAGTGCTGCGGCTTTTTCCTGTTCACGAACAACATCTTCGTCAGCATAATCTTTACGCAAATCGGCCAGTGCTTTTTCTCTATCAGCATTACCCTTTGCAGCATTGTCAGCAATCTTATTTACTTTATCAAGAATCTGGCCTTCGAGTTCAGCAGTATCTTCGCCATATTGCTTTTTGAGGGCAATTCTCTCATTTAAAAAGTCAATTTCTTTCTGCAACAAAAGCTGCTCTGCGGTATCTTCATCAATCAGCCTGTCAGCCAGTTGTTTTTTAATTACATTTAGCTCAGCATCCTCACGACTTTCAAGTGCCTTAAGCGCCTTTTCCTGTTCTTTTTTCCGGGCATCAGCCGATTTCTTATCAAGTTCTTCAGCAGCTTTCAACGATTTATCCAGGATCGCAGATTCGGTATCGGTATAGTCTTCACCATACTTTTTCTGAAGAGCAATTTTTTTAGTAAGGAATTCAGTTTCTTTCTGGAGAATCTGTGCATTGGCCTCCTCCTCGCTGATTTGTTTATCGAGAAGTTTCTGCTTGATGGCATTTACTTCTTTGCGCTGGAGTATTTCAATGTCCTGGTAAGCTTTGGCCCGTGCTTTCTTTTCAGCTTCCGATAATTCGCCACCACCAGATCCACCACCATTGCCTAGTTCCTGAACCAGTTTCCAATTGGTGCCGTCCCATTCAAGAACCTGGTCGCCTATTGTTTTTCTGGTGCCAATTGGAGTTCCCGGATCTGTTTTGCTTCCATCACCAATAATCTTCGATAGTGCTTTTTTCTGTTCAAGATATTCCTTCTCGGCTTTGGTCTGGTTTTTTATGCCTGACACGATATTTTTAGCGGTTAAGGCATGGATATTTCCAAGGCTTGATACTGAATTCCAAACTTGCTGCATAGTCGAAAGTTCAACATCTGATCCCTCACGAACTGCCTTTATTCGTTCCTTTTCCAGTTCAGTAAGCATTTCCTGTGCAGCCTGTACCCTTGCTTTTTGCTCGATTGATTTGATGTAATTCTTTGTAGCTTCATCTGCCGCTTCAGTATTGATTTTCTCCAGGGTAAGGTTTCCAAGGAATTCAGGAGAGAGTTTATTGAGTGCAGCAACAGCAGCTGTACGTTCATCAATACTCCTGTTTTTATCCCGGGCAATATCCAGCCACTTCTCCATTTCCTGTTTTTGCTCTACCGTGTTTTGCAGGGCCCTTGTTTCAAGCTCGTTCAATGCCTTTTGCGCGGCTGTAGCTGCGTTTACAGTTTTGGAGTATTGCCAAATTGCAGCGCCAACGGCAACAACAACAGCTAATATTGCACCAATTGGATTCTGAGCGACAGCAACATTCCATGCACGTTGAGCTACTGTTGCCAGATTGATTTTCCCGGTTACAATTCCCTTTATTGTGCCGTAAGTAGCCTCCATAGCTGCGCCCAATTTTGTGGCCAGAAATGATGCTTTCTTTTCGGCAGTGCTTACCCGAAGGGCAATAGTATAGGCAGTAACAGCAATAGCGGAACTGACAATTAATGGATAATACTCTTTGAATATTTTGATTCCTGCACTTAATCCCTTTATGAAATAAGTAACTCCATTTGTGCTGACCAACATAGCAGGAGAAAGATTTGAGCCCAATTCACGGGTCATTAAATCCAGGTCTTTCCTTGATTTCTCCAAACGGGCCTGCATTGTTTCATTCTTGATGTTGAACTCATTAATCAGTGATGTTCCTTTTTCGAATTCATCAGCCGATAATTTCTGTTGAGTCCGGAGCGTTTCGGTGTTGTTGGCCAGTACACCCAAAACAGAGATCGACCGCTTTCCCTCCAGTCCTAAACCATCGAGCTTCGTGGCCATCTCACTTAGTCCGCCATTGTTCCCTTTTAAGCCAGTCAGGAATTTAATAAATGCCTCGTTTGAATCCGTGTTCAGCAGATCATTGAAGTCTTTGAGCGACATTCCGGCAATCTTAGCATATTCGCCAGGCGCTTTAAACATGTCAGTCCATACGGCCGAAATGGTTGTTGATGAGATTTCAGAAGTTTGGCCGAACTGATCAAGAGTTGCACCCAGTCCCATTACCTTATCAATCGAGATATCAGCAGCCGGGGCCACACCAGCCATGCGTTTTGTGAATTCTACAATGTATCCTTCGTTTGCTGTGCCCGCCGCTCCCAAACTATTTATTGCAGATCCAACCTTGATAAGCGATTGTTCCATGCCAAACTCATCCTTCAGCTTGAAGATATCGACAAGCTTACCCATGTCGTTTACCGATTCTTCGATATTTCCGCCCAGATCCTCAGTTAATGCAACGGCAATTTTATCAGCTGCACGAACGAAACCTTCCACATCTTCCTGTGCTGATATACCCAATTTACCGGCTACTTTAGCCAGATCAAGCAAGCCTTGCTGAGCGGTTCGGGTATCAAGTTCCTGAAGCGATTTGTCCAGGTCGAGAACTTCCTCCTTAGTTAAGCCGGTAGTTTTCTGCACATCTGCCACCTTATCATCAAATTCGGCATACGCCTGCGAAGCTTTTTTGAAACCTAGTACGACTCCGGTAAATGATGCAACCCAAACGGATATCATTCCAAAATAGCGGTTAAATCCATCGGCCATTTTGCCGATCGACAATTGCATTTTCTGACCTCCACCTTTGAGCTTTGCCATTTGTCCGTCAACGGCAGCAAGCTGATTTTTAAACAGCTTCCATTGTTCGGTTTCTGGAGTAGATGAATCCATCAAGCGCTTTAACCTGGTTTGTTCGCTCCGGAGCTGAGCCATCGTAAGACCAGTTATGCCAATTTCTTTGCGGAGGGCAGCCATCCGGGTTTCGTTAGTTTTCAGCGTTGCATTGTTTTCGGTTATTTCCTTGGTAATTCGCTTAAATGCTTCGCTCTCCTGCTGACCGGCACGGATCAACTTTTGTTTTTCTTCCCGGAGTTCTTTGTTTCGGACAGTAAGGTCACGGGTGCTCTTTTCCAGATCACCCAGTTCTTTCTTGCCTTTATCACCATTCACGATAATATTGAGGTTAAGATCTTCGTCGCGTAGTTTCTTTCCCATTGCTTAAAATTTTATGAAAGCAATGATACAATTGGCGGCAACCTACAAAAAGGACAGCCTTCGACTGCTTCGCGCTCAGGCAGCAATGCTATGAGCTACGCTCACTGAGCAGCGAAGCGTGTCGAAGTGAGCATTTATTTTTCATCGAATTGTTTTCTGATATTTTGAGCGACTTCTTCAGTAAGTCCATACATGAGCCGGTAAGCGATTGTATAATAGTGCCCAAAAACAAAGCGGTTGTATATCGGGAAAGCTTTTGTTCGTCTGCGTTGGCGCCAGTGGGTGTATTTGCTTTGTTCCTTAATTACCCGGTTCTTTGGTTTGATGTCGAGAAAGCGGCCATAAGCGGTGATCTGCGTACTGAACTGTCCGTCCATCGAGTCCTCGGAACTAACACGATAAGGACGGGTATCCATCAGCCGGTTACTGTGAAAGTGCAAAAGTTTGGCAATTGCTTTTCCCTGATTATCGTGCAGCTCTTTTCCTTCCTGCTGGAGGATCTGCTTTATAAACTCTTTGCGTACGAGTGCCAGTTCCATCGTTAATATCCGTCAGTGTCGAAATTAAAGTTGATGCTCCAGCCGTTCCATCCGCCAAACTGATATTCAGGATCGGTGTGCAGGCTTTGAAGGTTCAGGTATTCAAGAAATTCGTTTCCATCCAGCTTTTTATCGCGGAGCCAGTTCTTTACTGCCGTTGTTATATCCTGAAGTTTCTGGTAATGCGTAAGCTCAGCTGTAGCTGTCAGGCTTCCCGGATCTTTCTTCTCCAGGATAAAAATCCAGACAATGTTATTTTCGGCCACACTATCTTCGTTAACCGTTTCCGGATCTGATGAAGGTATAGTTACACCAAGCCACACACCAGGCTTATCGCTCAATCGCCTGACCAGGTGATTTTCGTTTGCTACCAGCACAAAACCTTTCAATTCGGGAATGGTTTTCTGTATGTCGGCCACCATCAGGGTGAGCAGTTCTGAAAAATCTGTAATCCGGATCATGCTGTTTTAATTTTATCGGTTTGTTGCTTCCAATACAGGAGAGCGGTAAGCAGATCGATGTAGTTGGTCCGGTCGGTTTCGGCTATCGTTCCAAAAAGTTTCGATTCGGCAACCATATAAAGCAATCCTGTTAATCCCAGGTCATTGTCATCAAGCGTTTCAACTTCTCCATCAACAGGTTCAGCCAGCGACTTTTTGAACAATTGGGAGAAGGATAACGGTTTGCCATCCAGCTCAAGATCTTCCTCCTTCAGAAATTTATCGCAATTGCCAAACCACACGTAAATCGTGTATTTCATCCAGAAAGGCAGGGTTTTTATCAGCTCGGCATAATGGTCGGTAATGTACGGATTGAACGGTTCGCGGTTTTGACCGTCAAAATCTGGCTTCAGTTTCAGCTCGTCATAATTTGCCCTGACCGGCCGGTACAAAACAGCAACTAAATGATCGAGATCAGCATGTTTCTGGTCGAGGGTATAGGCTTCGAAAAACTTCCAGGCTGCACGGTATTCGGCAAAAGTTACATTCAGAAGGCAATCAGAAGGACCTTCGAGAACCGACCATTCACCATCAATACGCGGGATTCGGTTAATGATGCCGGTATAGTTAAGCATTGAAACGGTTTCGCCCTGATAGGTTTCTTCCCGGATAAGCCAGTTGAGTAATTCAGTCAATTGCCAGATGTTTGCAAATTTATTCTCCAGCTGCTCTTTGGTCAGGCGTTTGTCTTTCCAATTTTGGAAAGGTGAGCGGGTAAGCCCAAGAAGATTATAGAGAATAAGCAGCTTGAATTCGTCTTCGTTGATTTTACCATCCATCAGTGAGATCCATTCTTGCATTACAAAAGCAAACTGATCGTTGGTAAGTTCTTCCCAACACGATGGGAATTCGACTTTTAAATCTTTATCAGGAATTTCGATCGTGTTCATAGGGCAATGAATTTGTCGTTGGCTTTTGCACCAGGTAAAAACTCGGTAATTGTTTCATCCGTTTCATCAGCATTTTCGATTGACCAGAACTTCTTCAACTCATTCAGAACACGGATTCCGTCTTGATACAGCGACTTTGATACTGCTGTAATTAAATCGATTGTTGCCGGAATGTTGGCGTTCTGGGTCATTCGCTCAGAAGTAAAATTCTGCACAACGCCTTCGGGGATCACGGTTAGCGAAAATCTTTTCACGGCCATGCTCATGGTGATTAGCGGAATTGGATCGCAAACATAGTCGTAAAGCTCCTGATCAGTTCCGGAGAGTTCTTCTCCGGATTTGATCGCATCTTTCAATTCATCAAACCTTTCCGATCCAAGGATTGGTTTAATGAATTTGCGTTCCACTTCACGCATAAGCGGAGCCAGGCGCAGGAAAAAAACCGGGGAATCATCGATGGCGAATAACCGATTAAAATGCTCTGCCGTATTTATGAATAGGCTGAGCGATGTTTTCTTTGCTGGCGAATTCTTCCATTCCGGAAGCTTATCGATGTTGGCATTCATGAAACGGATTAACCGGTCGAATGCACGGCGGTAATTGCTAAGCGCAGCGGCATCGTCGCGGTTATATTGCCATTCCCAGGCAATAGATTCGGAGTTTTTATCGAGCTTATTCTTCCGGCCACTGTCTTCGTGCGAAAGATCATTGCCCTGATGGTGCCACATTGTAGCCATAAATGCGATGGGGAGCTGCATGTACTGGACCAACTTGTCACGAAAGGCATAATCCGGAGGAGCAATTCCGGCGCCAAGGCTGCCCGAATCCCCTTCGACAGGCTCAGGGGTCGGCTCGACCGGGGACAGATAGTTATCGCTTAGGTAGTGCGTTTCAGCAACCTGATAAACTTCAAGGCCGATAAGAGTGGTAAGATCTTCGGTGGCCAGCTCTACTTTAACACCTATTTTTTCGAACTCGTTGCTGGCATAATAGGAGCCGGTAAGTACCCGCAGCTCTTCACTTCCATTACTGTTTTTGTTGAATATCATGGCTTAAACGTTTGTTGTAGTTCTGTCTTGTGGAGCAACATTCTCTTCTTTCATCACAATTTTGTGATAGAATCCCAGGCGACACTTTTTCCCGGGCCACATGGCTTCAATACATTGGTTGATAGGTTCAAATATTACCTCTTCCGGAATAGTGGTATCGGATGCCAGGTACAATTTCAGCGCGTAAAGCATTTCAGATCCTGAAGCTGACTTTCCGTTCATCATCATGTTTGATAGGGCAGGGTGCAATCCAATTCCTGAAGTGGTGGCAGCATCGGCCTTGTCGGATATGGCAATTTGTGCATCAATAAAATCTTTGGTTTTATTGTCGATCGCTTCAATCTTCCAGGTACGGACCAATTGCGCTTCATCATCCCAGGTATCAACTGTTTCAATGAATTTACCTACATTTTTCTGGCCTTGCAGAACTCCTGAAATTGTGCGGAATGTTTCTTCTTTCAACTGCTTCAGTTTCTCATCGATGTATGATTCAGGTTTGCCAGGGAATTTCAGCTCAAGCTTGTCGCGCTTTTCGTCCCAGTAGTTGGATGGAGAATGGATGTGGTGTGTAAGCATCAGGCCATTGTCTGACAAATATTTCAGGATATTTGGCACATCGCTCGAACGCTGGATCCATTTGCGCGAACCCCAGAATGCAGGGATCGAGTAAAAGTTGTGAGCAAACGAATAGCTGTTGTGGTAGCTCATTGAAGCGGCTATGCCGAACGGATCGTATTTGTCCCAGATTGGCCATGTGCGGATCCCGGTACGACTACAATTGTTTTCAAAGTCTCCGGTAAAAATGTTGGGTACGTCTTCAAGTCGGCGGCTGTCAACCCATGCCAAACGCGCATCGGTACCGGGGCAAACTTCCAGAACAAATTCAGGACGTCGGCCAATACGTGCACCTTTGCGGATGAACCTCTTTACGAAAATTCCCTTCAGGTATTTGTATTCAACCGTGCTCATGTCGATGAAACGGCGGTAATTCCATGATTTTAGCCAGTCCCATATTTCCTGATCGTAGGTCCATTTGCGAACAATATCATCGTTTACCACATTATCGACATACAACTGCGGACCCTGACCATGGAGTAAACCCATTTCGCGCTCCAGGATTCCGGGAGCCAGGTTGTTTTCTTCCATCATGTTCCGGATCACGACTGGCAGGTTGTTGTTTGCGCCATACGGTACAATCTTTTTACCTCCAATAATGTTAGGATCTGCCTCCCATTGCACTCCGCTATCGTTCATAACAAGCGAGCTCCACATGTCGGAGGAAGAGCCAGATCCGGTATAAAATGAGTAAACGCCAACATCAGGAATATTCAATACTCCCGCATCGCCTTCTACATGCACATCAGTTTTTTTCATTCGAGATCAATTTTTTGTCCGTTAAAAATCATGAGTAAAGGCTGATAGAATTGGCGGGCTTCTCCGCTTAGCAGATTGGTATAGGCTTCCATCACATATGTATTGCTGTTTTGTTCGTGCGTTGGGCGCGAACGAAGCCTGGCACGTTCGACCGATATTGGTCCATCGGATTTTCCGGCAGTTTCGGAATAGCCCATAAAGGTGAATGAGAATTCGCCTCCTTCTTTGGAGATTTGCCGCATTTGTTCTATTGCCTCGTAAAGTTTCATGTTAGCGAAGCTAAGAATGGCGAAGGGAAAGGGAAAGGACAAAAAAAGCAGCCCGGGGAGAGCTGCTTTGATTTTATTGATTTTTATGAATTATTTTTCTGAGAGCGACCATTCAATATATTTTTTCTCATCGATACTACCTTCAGCGGCGAACTGGTGAGCTGCTGAAGGATTCCACGGCAGGATCCTGCCATCAGGCAGTGTGATTGTTTCAGGTTCCATGCCCATTTCGGAAACGAATTCCCAGGCTACTCGGATTACATCTTCTAATTTTTCTGACTCTACCTTGTAGATCAGGCGGAAAGCTTGTTTTTTACTCATGGTTGTGTAAGCATTAAATGAAACAAAAGGAGCCACCGGGTGCTTACACAACCACGAACAGGCCGAAACCCGGAAGAAGTTGATCCCGATAGCTCTATATTTAAAATCTCGTTGAAATTACATTAAAGGCGAATTCCGAAACCCCATTCTGATTGTGTAAGCGTTACAAATGTAAGGATTAGGAATTGAATAACAAGCGATCTATTTTATAAATTTTGCTAATTCCTTTTTCTTAGAATCAAAAGCTTCCTGTGTAATAAGACCTAAATCAAGTTTATCTTTACATCGCTTCAGCTCAGTCAAAGCCTGATCGCTAGACATCACATTTGATTTTACTTCTTTATTTGCAAGTGCTGCTTCAAAATTACTAATCCAGAGACCATAAACATAACCATTTGGCTTAGTAGTAATAACTTGAACATTTTTCATATAAGATTTCAAACTTTTAATCACAACAGGACTTCCACTTGCATTATTATCGAGAGGATAAGTTTGAATAACTGCGTATTGCCTAATTAAATCAAACTGATCATTTCTAAATGAAACCCCTATCGTAATTGTATCACCGACAGAAAATTTTTCTCCATCTTTTGTAATGTATGAGCCGATCTTTCCTCTAACTTTTTTTGAAACAACATCATTGTAATTAGCAGTTTGTAATGAATCTGAAGACATTTCTTCCTGCGCAAAACAGAAAACAGGTAATAATAAGATAAATAAAATAAGTTTTTTCATGTGTGGTAATATTTAGTTTGGTACAAGATACATCAATTTAACAATACCTGTCAATAGGTAACAAAAAAAAGCCCCACATTTCTGTGAGGCTATATGCCGCTGGTGCGATTTTACAATATTCCTACGACTATTTCAATTCCATCGCGGAGTATCAAATATATTAAATTAGTTTTATTTTATTACGTATGTCAATGTAACTTTTTTCTGTTTCTGCCCACGGAATTGGAAAATATAATAAGTCGATCGCACTTTTAACATTGCCTTTATTCAGCTTTTTGAATGCTTCGGCAAATTTCACAATGTTAGCGTAGTTGGGTTGTTTGTCGTTTGATAGAATATTTATAACGCTGTTTTTAGCCAAGCCAAATTTAGGTTCATTATACAAATCAGGCATTGAAATGCTGTACGAATCGCATATCCATTTTACATTACACCTTGCCACCTTTGAGCGGTCGAAGCTGAAAACCATATCAGAAGGCATTAGTTGCTTGGGAGTCCAGATGTTTGCACCTGAATTTTTTAGGACTAAAGCAATTGAGTTTATTGCATCGAGCGATGGGTTTTTAAATCCGTTTGCCCAATTTCGCCAGGCAATTGCCGTAAATCCTGTTTGTTGCAATAGCCATTCCCTGTCTTTATTAATTGTGACCAGGTAAGCTTCTACAATTTGAATGAATGTTTTGTTACTCATATAAAAAGATTTAAGCCACCGGAGGATCAGTGGCTGGTTTATTAATCAAAATCTATCATATCAGTATACATATTTCTCAAATCTTCAATTGAGGCTGATTTCGTTTCAAACAGTTTAATCAGTAATTCTGAAAAAATACTCCAACTCGTTAGTACTTCTTTCAAAAATTCAACTTGTACTTCATTGTATAACGGAATCATTAAAGGATTAGAATATCTGTCATCAACATAGACCTTTATTGCTCCTGTTTCTTTTTTAATAGCTGCTACTTTTTCAATGATTTCAGTTTTCATGATATTTGTTTTAAAGCCCCGGCAAACCGGGGCGATTAATTATTTACTTAATACGAATAAAGTCAACTGCATCCTGATGAGATTCAAAAGGAATTACATCTTTTAAACTTCCTGAAGGAGAATAGGCAGCAGTGCCGTTGTTGTAGAAATAAACAAATTCCATCGTGCCGTAAGCGTCGAAGCCACAAACTCCATGCTCAGTTGGCTGACATTTGAAAGCATTAGAAACGTAATCAAGACTAAGTGAATCGAGCGACTGATTTAAATTTACTTTTTTCATTTTGTCAATTTTTAAATGTTAAACAATTCCAATTTGGTACTTTGAAGGGCAAAAAGTGAGGCTTTCGCCCCGATTACCCTTTTGGATGAAACAAAGATAGCAAATAATTCCAATATGGTGCATTTTTTTAATAAAAATAATTCCAATATGGTGCATTTTTTTTTTGTAAGTGCCCGTAGGGTTGTCAAAAATCAGACAAATAAAATACGGTAGAGTGCCGGTTAACTGACAAAGGAAGGTAACATTGACGAAGGAAATAAGGCGAAGCCTGGAGGCACGGAACTCCTAATCGGTCGCGCCGGGAAATGGCACACGGCCATCCCTGCGGAGTTGTTGCGGTACAACCTCCAAACCCTTTGTTTTTTCAGATTCTCCGCCTGTGGCCGGATGGCTATTTCTCAAAAAACTACGTGAAAAAAACTAAGCCGTTGAACGTTCAAACAAAAATCAATTAATATTCATCGCCCGAAACCGTTGTAAGTTCCTGCTCTTCTTCTTCTTCCTCCTCTGGTGTGGCTTCCGCTTCGGTCTTTGGTTCTGGCTTGTAAACCTGCGTATTTGCGAACAGATAGCAAAGCGGCCAGTATTTGTATTCTTCCGGCTCGTTTGTACCCTCTGGCACTTGCGAACCTTTTCGGGGTTGCCCCCAGATCAAAAAGGCTTTTTCACCTTTGCGGACTGTCGCGCCCTCTTCTTTCCATTGGTAGAATGTTTTAAACTCTTCTATTTCTGTGTTCGTCTCCATGTAAATTTCCTTTAGTCCTTCGTTTACACTGTCATACGCTCCCGACTTTACCCCCATACGGACGAACTTTGAAAGCTCTATTAACTCTTTTCTTTTCTGAATGTATTGCTCTTTTCTGGTTGATTCTGTATCTTTGCTCATGATGTCAATTAATTTTGATGTTAAACAAATAAAGTGGATTTGAAAGGCGGGAGGGATACCCGCCTTTTGTTTTTACTAGGCTTCAATTTCATTTTTCAATGATTCTCTTTTGCTGTCAACCTTTCCAATAATAAAGGCAATGAGTTCGCCAATAATCATAGGGTTTTTCAGGGTGTAAACTGCCTTTTTGCTGTAGCTGTTTCCGGTTTCAATGTTCAAATAAAACTCCTCATTTTCGAACTCGTTGGAGGCTGCAATTTCTGCAAGCCTATCCAAATGAATAGTTAAACTGTCTTTGTCCTGGTCAAGCTTTGAAAGCCTACGAATCAATTCATTTTTTTTGTTGAAGTACTCGACCCTTGTTTTAAGGTCCTGCGGAATTGCTGAAAGCTGTTTTTTTAGCTTTTCGTTTTCGGCTTTCAATTCCTCCGGTGTTTGTTCCGGTTTTGGGGTTGCAACTGGTAAAGCTTTTAACTCAATTTCTGGGGTGTTCACACCCTTCTGCACGCTCATAGGCGCAGCAACTTTTTTCACTGTCATAAGATTAATTTAAAATGTTAAACAAATTGGATATGGATAGAAAATCTGGGGTTCCCCCCTCATTTTCATATAACTAAAGTACTGCTTTTTTTTGACATGTGCAAATATATTTTAGATTCAAAATACACATATACAGTATGTTACAACATTTTAGATTAATTTAAACGCTTCTCTTTTTTGCTATTCCATTAAAAAAAAGTTTTCGGAAAAAATCTGATCAGGCATTGAAAAAATTGATTTAAAGCGCTGAGAATGCTTTGTTATTTAGAATGGTTATAAATAATAGATTGAATGAAATTTTTTGCAGGGCAACATTTAAAAATATCATCTATAAAACCACCCCAAAAAGTTACAAACCGGCAAACTTCAAACAAAAATCGGCCAACAAAACCCACCAAAATAAAAGACAATCAAGTGTATATTATTGATAATCAGAAAATAAACCAATTTTGAAAACTTCAAAATTAGTTTGTTTGAAAGATGAATCCGAGCCCGCCCTCAATCGTGATTGCAATTGCAGGGGTGTGCGGTGGCCGGATATATGACAAAGGCTCTGAGCCTCAAAGTCATAAATCCAACCTGTTTAAGGTTGGGGGTGCATGGTTACCATGCCCCTCTTTTATCTAATAAAGGGTAACTTTATTATCCAACCATAGATACATTACCTGAGCTTTGTTTGCGGCCAGCCTTGTTAAGGTTGAGCCACTGCTTGCGACATAGCAGATACTTGAACGCATCTGAGAAGTTTGTGGATTGAGTTGGGAGTTTGTGTATTGGCAGACCTTCACTGCGCTTATCCTTCACAATAAGCTTACGACCATTCCTATTGACTACCTTAGTAGGTGCCAGCTCTAGCGATGACTTAAGTGAGCGACAATTGAACTGATCTATTCTAACTGATGGTAGTAATGTATTAGTCTCAGAAAGCAGATCAACCATGAAGTTATATTCAGTGTTTGAATGAATTGTGCCCTGACCTATACTCCTTAGGATTACCTTCCATCCTGTGCGTGTACCCTTCTCAGTCTTCTCAATGGCTTTCTTTATTTGAGAGGCTAGATCCTGTCCTGTCTTGCTGTAGTTATTACCAGCACGGTCATAGTATAGGTTAAGAGTCTTCTCTTCATGCAGCTTGAAGTATTCAATGAACTGATCAGCAATCTCACGAATAGAGTTAGGTGGTAGGGTATAGAACTCTTTAAGTATATTATACTCACGTTTATTACCATCTTGAGCAACAATCATAGATAGCATATTGCCAAAGTCCATACCTGCATCAAGAGCCTTTTTCCTGTTTAGTTTAGCCAGGATACGGCAGTCTTCAAAGTCGGATATTCCGAAATGGTCACTCCAATAGGCATCATTGCCATCCTTATAAAAATGCTTTTCGGTAAGCTTTGAATAAAAGCGATTACCGGCCATTAATTTTGGCTTTAGTGAAAGAATTGCCTGTGCAACATCTTCCAGATTGGTTTCAAACTCTTCAGAGAAAAAATCGACTCCTAAGATGTCAGCATTAATGAATGAGCTGGCAACCCAGAAGAAAACAGACTTTTTGCGGACCTTTCTCCATCTGGCTTCCCATCGGTCGAGTTTACGCTTTACAATTGCCAATTCTTTGCGGTCGCCGGAATCCCGGGCAATTACATATTCCTTTTTGATGTCGTTATAAACAAATCCAACTTTTAGGATCCGGATGATTTGTTTAATGGTCATTCGTTTCCGATGCTTCAGGATCCAGTCATGCTCACCTATCAGATTCGGGTTAGGCATGTCGGTTGTGAATGTCTGGGAACGGTAAAAAGGCGAATTACCAAATTTTACTTTGTATCCGCGTACTGCCTTGGTTAGTTTGGCAATTTTGTGTTCAGGAAAAAACTTGACTTCATCACCAATGATGGCAACGTAAGATTTCCCGGCCGCTGTGGATGGGCGGTCGAGTGAAATGAAAGTGAGGTTAAATCCATTGAAAAATACAACCGTATGTTTATAGCTGGAGATAATATTGACTGGCCGTTGTTTCCAATGTTCGAGTGGTTCTTTTTCTACTACATAATGGATATTTTCTTCCCATCCGAGCAGGCGCAAACCTTCCTGAAGCGTTGGCCAAACATTTTTCTGTAAATTGGTAAAGGTATCGGCAACCAGGGCAACAGGAGCTCCTGGCATATCGTACACCATTTCCTGAAGCCTTTCGGCCTGAAATGCGGTTGTTTTGGTCGATCCGCGGCCACCAATGAAATAAAGTGAGCTGAACATGCCAATGCCACTGATCTGCGCCAGCCAGTTCATATAACGGACTTCTACGTCCGGGCGGTCAAGGTCAATCTTCGTCGGCTTGGTCATTGATCATTTCTATAAAGTCAATATCTTCAACCATTGCTTCCTGTTTCCAGCGTTTTTTATCTGATTCAGATTCGTCAAGCGCATCAATTTCGGCAGCCAGGGCATTGCGGTCGATACTTGGGAGTTTAGCCTGTGCGGGATTCATTGTGTAGATCTTAATTGGCCGTTCATACAATTCTTTCGGAATGTTGATAGGATCAGGCTGATCCAATTGCCGGGCCTTGTAGCTATCCCATAGCAACGCCCGGTATATTTCCAGGTCTTTAACTGTTTGGGCAGCATCGAGAGCTAATTGGGCGGCCTGTTCAAACTGTTCGGCTTTCAGGTTTCGTGCAGCTCGTTTTTCAATTGTCTCATCAGAATAAAACAGGTTAATCGATTCCTCAAACATCTGTTTAGCCCTATATAAGCTTATTTCGTAAGGTTTTTTATTGAAAAATGAAATGGTTTCGTTTATTCCATATCGGCGGCGCATGGAATTCATTTTAATCAGTATATCCAGATAATCAATTTCTTCTTCCGATAGTTTTGATTTGCTCCCTGTTTCAATGTATTCAGCAATTTCGTGATACCGGCTGATTTCGAACTTATTCTTTCCCATAAATAATCCTTTCTTTCAATTGCTGAAACATGATTTGGAACCGGCGTTTATCGAGGCGCTGCGCCTGGGTAGCATTTCCTTCGTTGGCTGCTTTTTGGGTGGCAATGGTTTCATTGGCTTCATTCACCAGGATCCCGCGTTCGTAATGGAACCTGATCCGGCTGTCCTCACGGTAGAACTCCTGCAGGAATGTTTCCTTATCGATGCCAAAATACATGGCAATCTTGTCAGGAGTATAGCCTACGGCAGCAAGATACTCAAGCGTTTCAACTTCGTTAAGCGGAAACCAATGGGGCCACTCACTCAATATGTCCAGTTCTGAAGTCATAAATTCGTTTTGATCTCATGAAAATATATTGTTCCTCTGCGCTGTTTTCCGAAAAGTTACCTGATCCTTCAATTACATAATGAGCATCGCCCACACGGGCAGCCATAACCTTTTTATGTGTCCAGGAATATTCAACCTGAAAATTATCCATGCTTTTGATCATCATGTCGAGCTGGTCCTTTACTTTCGGCATCCGGTACCTGATACTTTCAGCGATATACAGGCAAATGTCACCAATCTCATTGTTCTGGATCTTGTTTGATAAACTGTCCAGGATGCGGGTATTTATCGAATAGGTCGCAATGAAAAGATCATCAATCCTTCCGGCATGTTTGATCAGGTAAACGATGAAAGTAAAGGCATTGAAACTATTTGTTGATTCCAGGAAAAAGATTTCATTTTCTTCCGGAAGTCGGCCGCATAGCATTTTGATTGTTGCAATCTTCTGATCGTGCATGTCATCAAAGCGGATCCGGAGCGACTTTGAATTTGTTTCTTTGGTCGCCAGTTCCGTTTCTTCGCCTTTTTCAAATGGTTTAGGCTTCAGATCCCGTATATTGAAGAATTTAGGCATCAAAATATTAATCCAGGATAACCCAATCTTCAGCAAAACAATCGGAAACAGACGGCGTCCATCCTGATATCAGGTTACTAAGACCAACAATAGCTAATTGATTATCGTAGTAAATAGCATCAATCTGTTCAGTTTTATCATTAAACCTTTTTTCGAATTCATCTTTTACCGACTGGGGTAAAGACTGCATTTTAGGAACGATATCCCGTTTAATCTCTGATGGAACTTGCCTGAAAACAAACATGTCTTTACCGTTCCAACCTGTTCTTGCTACTCTTTTACCTTGCTTCAAGGCTTCAATTACTTCTCCAAATTTCATAATGTTGATTTTTAATTGTTGATACCTAAAATTCGTTTAACCTCTGCCAGCTCTGCCTGAACATCGCGCAACCTAGCTTCGCGATCGCTGTTCAAATGGGGTTTGTCACCTTTCTTCATTTCATTCTCAATGCGCCAAATTCGGTGCGGTAGTGTCTTGTTATATAGCTGAACAAGCTCTATTACATTTTTACCTTTTAGTTCGTCAAATCGCTTGTATTGATCAAATACCCGGTGTTGTCCTAATACAGCTCCATGTTGCTTATAGTAATCAAGTTCCTCATAAATCTGCCTGTTTTCCTTATAGTTGTCGATCAGTATTTTTGCAACCTGGTAACATTCATCCAGACTGGAGCAATCGAACAAATTTTTATGCGCTTCAGTATATCGTTCCCAGCAACTAATTTTGTCAGCGGCTAAGGCTTTAAGTTGTGGGGGGCAGGTCGGGTCAGATAAGTACGGCCATTCACTTCTAAAACTCCGCTTCCGGGTATTTTGTGTCTGCTCAGTTCCTGCATTTGATCTTTTATTCTCTTGACCGTTACTTCCGGGTTGGGTAGCGGTACTCCCTGTGTTTGTTGATTTCTGCTTTGCATGCCATTCGTTTACTATCTGTTCAAATCGTTGGTAAGTAATATCCATCATGTCGCAAAAAGTCAGGTATAACTTTTCACGGTTATCGTCCGGATTCTTTTTCAGTTCAGCAAGAAAACCGGCATCAGGGAACAAGGATGCATAAAGCGGGATCCCCTCTTTGAGAGGAGCCCCGCTTCTTATCCAGTTCACAACCTTTACCCGGTCGCCTTTAAGTGTTAGTTTTCGAACCTGCATGTGTAGGAGAAGTAACTGTTTAGGATCTCCGACAATTGAGGTGTCCATCCGCTTTCTGAGTTACTTACAAGCTTTTTATACTGCATAAGCTTTTTAAGCCTTTCCAGATCGGCACCTTTGCGATATACCCCAACCTTCAGGTTGTCGTTTTCAAGAGCTTCAGGAGTCTCGGATGCATACGGCCTGAACCGTGGGAACCAGTAATTAAAATAAATGGTTGTTACCAGGTGAGGCTCTGCTGTCAAATCAAACTTGTTGATTATTTCGAGCAGTTTTTCTTTTTCGAACACCACCGGGGTATGTGTCGAAAAATCGAGGGTTGAGCAATTGTTTTTCAGCAGCAAAGCGGCTGTTCTCGCTTTGTTCTTTTGGTACAGCGTACTTCCAAAATCAGTTTCGCCAAGCATTCCGGCATACTTCAGGGTTTCAAAATCGGCAAGCATACACGGTGATATCAGGTATTGATCATCGTTTGCCCAGATAAACTTTTCAGTTACTTCCTCGGATTTAATGGCCAGCATAATTTTATTTACCACATCGAGCGGCGGATTAGTACTGATCCGTTCGCACTCAATTACGTGCACCAGGTCACTCATCCAGTCTTCACGATCGCCAATTACGACAATGTTCATATCTGCCTTGAAGTTTTCGGCCCATCCACGGAGTGCCAACTGCAATTCGTTACCCTGCGCTAATGCTTTCACATAAGGAATACAAACGGTTACCCGTTCAGGAATTAATGAGGTTTCTGAGGTTACCTGAACTGCACTCGACGGCTTAAACATGTCATTCAGATCACTTAATTTTTCTGAAAGGTCAAGAACTGCGGCCTGAGCTGCCTGATATGCTGCAAAGATTTCGGCCTTGGTGTTTTGGAGTGTAATTTCTGACATTTGTGTTAAAATTTAGAGTTTACCGAATTTCCCTAATTTGCAATTGCAAGCAAAGGACACCTTCGACAAGCTCAGGTACCAACAAAAAAAAAGGGTGAGCAGATCTGCTCACCCTTTTTATAGCTGGTAAAAAATCGCTAAACACCTGCGCCACCGCTATCGGTATCCAGAACCGGCTTGGTTCCCAGATAAACCATAGACTTAGGACCGCGCATGATGGATTTCAATTTGATGGTTGTTTTCAAACCATCTTTGTCATCCTGCTGTTCAGCATCAAATTGGAGAGGTTCTTCAATAGTTCCGTGAATTTTCACAGAAGACCAGTTGCGACGGCTTGAAATGGCAATCAAATTTTCGTTGATGTTGTTTTCAAGGAATTCTTCCAGGGCAACTTCATCACCCGGATGTTCGAATTCAAGATTAGAAAGCCAACCTTTTGCATCCGGATCACCTTCACCGGTATCAAAACGTTTAATAGTTGAAGGAGTTGCATAAATGGCAATAGCCACCGCACCAGATTTCAGAACAAGGTTCGAAAGCGCTACGCTTTTCACACCATTGGCATCGCGAGTGGGGAACGTTAAAACATCCTGTGTACGCACAATGATAATGTTTTCATCTTTCCCTCTTGGCCTTCCAGGATTGGCTCCAGTTTTTGGAACACTTACCGGGGTATAAATTAAAATTAGCATATCTGTAATTTTTATGAGTTAAGTGAAGCAAACCCCCGAAGGGGTTTGCTAAAAAGTTTTATACTCCAGCACCTCCGCCCGAAGTAACAACTTCGTCAGGGATATAGTAGAATACACCACCAGCAATGCCAAAGCCAATACCAAAACGGAACTCACCAATGCAACGGATATGGTAATCCAGTTTCCGAAGAGTCAGTTTAGTTGCACCAGGTTCGTTGATGTGGCGTAAACCGATGAAGTTTTCCTTAGGCGTGGTAAAAATCGCACCCGAATCAGTCATGTTATACATCGGAACCAAACGGTTCTTGGTATAATCAATAACATCAGCTCCGAAATCACTTTTTTCGGTGCCCGAACCTTCACCATACAATTTCTTGTAGGCACGTTTGTACATCCGGTAAATGGTAGGATCAACAAATACCGGCATTTCGCGGCGTTTGTATTTTTTATCGATGGCATCAACAAACTTGTTTATTTCAGCCAGGATATTCGAATCGGTAAAAGAGGAAGCCAGTGGAATGAAATTCATTTTCTTCACCGGAAGCGCTTTGTCTTTCTTCAGCTGAGTTAAGAAACCATCAATTGATTTCAATGGATCCTGACCAACATCGCCTTCTTCAACTGTGCTCCAGTCGAGTTCTTCAAATTCACCATTGGCGCAAATATCATCCAAATCTTCTTCAGCCTTTGGAGCAATCAATTGATTGATGATATACAGCGTGATTGGATGCTGATCCAAATCTTTGCTTTCATCGTACATCGTGAAGATCCAGTCTTTTACTTCCGAAGGAGTAATTTTAACGTTGATTTTGAATCGACGTAATGGGATTTCGAGAGGCACAAAGCTTGCTTTACCAAGCGGAGTGAATTCGGGAACAAACTGTTGGATTACCGAAGTAATCAAAGCCTGGTTTGCTTTATGCGAATGAATTTCGCGTTTCCAGGTTAAATACTGAGCGGTGTCAAAGCCTTGGAAGATGTCACGGATCATGTCCATCTTCACGTAATCGATCATCGTGCCAAACTCGGTAATTACCGAATCAACATCGATGGTTTCACCAGCTGCAAGCGCACGGTGATCACCTTCCTGAACCTGCAATGCAATTACATTGTGTGCCAGGCTGCGGTTTGCTTTCAGTTTCACTTGTTTTTTACCGTTAACGGTTACAACTTCGGCAGCCGGTTCCGGCTCGGTAGTTTCGGCAAGTTTTTCAACCTGACCTTTAAGTTTCAAATTCTCGGCGGTAGTTGTTTCCAGATTCTTTTTCAAATCGGCAACTGTACCTTCAAGATTTTTAAGAGATGCTGCGAGGCGGTCGCGAAGTGGATCATCGCCAGTGGCTTCATACTTCGCCAGATCAGCCTCGAACTTGGCGACAAACTGCTCTCCGAATTCTGCGGAAAGCTGTGTCTTCTGCTCTTCGGAAAGTTTCGATTTGCCTTCTGCTTTCGCAAATGCTTCGATTCCCAAAAAGCCTAAAACCATGCTCAGTGCGTGTTTAAACATTTTTGTAAAATTTAAGATTGAACGTATTTTTCCACAAAGGCTGATTTAGCGAGGTCGCGAGCCAACCTGACAGCCAGGTCAAACGTTCCAACTTCGTCAATCAAACCCACCTCTTTGGCGTTAAGTGAATTATCTTTATCATTTTTGGCGAAGAACATTCGCCCATTGAGTAATCCGGGAGTTTCCAGCTTCAGTTTCGAACCGCGGTTGGCCTTGATGGCATTTTGAAAAGAAATGGCAAGCGGAGAAAGCTCTTCATTCTGAATTTCTTCGTACTTACCTTCAAGCGCTAACTGAAATGGCTTGTTTTTGTAGTCCGATTCCGGGGCATAGATCGAATGGAATACATAACCTTCTTTTTCGTAGTAAGGAATAATATCCCAAAAGCTCATCATCACACCAATGGATCCGAATTCGGCAGAAATTTCGTTGTTGGCTACTATCCTGGTGCAAACTGAAGCGGCCCACATGGCTGCGCTTGCACAGAGGTCGGCAGAACCAACAACTGGTTTTTTTGCTTCGTTCCTGATTTTGATGATAGCCTGAACGATGGGGGCAACTGCATCAACAGCTCCTCCACCCGAATCGATATCAATAATAAGAGAGGCAATATTGCGGTGAGAACCGGCTTCCATAATTTGGCCGGCAATTTCTTCGGTGCCATAGGTACACATGGTGCCATATTTCAGCATCGTGCCTTTAAGCGGAATAACCGCGGTTGATCCCTGCGGTACCTTATCAAACGATTCAATACCGGCAAATATATTACCAGCTCCTGAAATGGCACAAACAGGAAGTGCAGCACGACCGCGGGATTTGTCCAGATCTTCGGTTTGATCCATTCCAGACCAGTCACGGTTCATCAACTGCTGAACAGTTGCGCCCTGGGCTAATGCGTGTCCGGGATGAACGGCCCAAAGTCCTCTATAAATTTGGGAGGTAAGCAGGAACTGCCACTGTTGTTGTAATACTCGATCTCTCATAGATACAATATTACTTTCAACAGGCAGGCAATTAAAGGACTAGTCTAGCCAGTAATTTGGTTCCGGTGAATTGAAGCTTGATTCAATTTTTCGGGTGGTTGATGTGGCCGATATAATTTTAATCAATAACCTTGGAGCTTCATCCAAGGTTCCGATAATCTTACGCATACCACTTCGGTAATCAATCCGGAGTATCAACTTACGGCCCGATAATGATGAAATGTGATCAGGAGTGTTTTCTTCGTGACCAGGTGAAACCGCTTTCAAATCGTTTGAATAAATGATTTGAGCATCCGTTTTCTGCGAATCTTCTTGCAAATCAATTGTTCCAATAGTTGTATTGATCAGTTTAAAATCCTTCCCTGGCTTAAATTCGAGCGATACTGTGTTTGCACTCGATTGGTAAATGGATGCGATATCAGATTGTAAGGCGTAATAAATTGCAACCGGCCGATCAGTACCAAGTAATTTGTTTTCCATTTTTGTGTTTTTTAATTGTTTTTGTAAGTCAATTTTGCAGAAAGGATTAAATAATTTTATAACACTCTAACTATCAGATTCTAAGAGAGATTCAAAACGTAATTCTTCTTCTTTTCTCAGGTTTCGGTAGTCAATTTGTTTGATGGCATCGAAATTCGCGCAATTATTTCGCACGTTCAGACCTCTCAAAATTGCCTCTATAATTGCCTTCTGTTTGTTGTTTTTCCGGTAACCATTTTCGAACCGACGTTCAATCCATTTCCTGTACTCATACTCAATACCATTTTCAATCTTTTGAAGGCCCCAGTCATCGACGAATAAAAATCCGGATTGAATACCATGGTGATTGGTTTTATTCACTGGTAAAATAATGGTAACCGGATTCTTTACAGAAGGACCTTTGCGGAAACAATGATTTGAATGCACATGCGAGTGAATCAGTTTACCCAAATCTTTCTGAAGATTTATCGTTATTGCTTCCTGATCAGCTGGTGTTTTGAATATAAAGCGAAGAAAAGCTTCAAGAATTGGCTCAAGCGATATCGTTACCTGAGGTTTTGGAGAATACTTCGGATTTTTAAGCATAGGAATATACCGGGTTAAAAGTTTAACTTAAAATCCGGTAGCGAAGCACTGCTAAAGTACAAACTTTTAATTTTAGTGTTGTTATATGAATTTTACACTAAAAATGTGTAACAGCGTAACTTTGTAACTATCTGTATTTAACTATTTGTATTTAAATGTTTTACAGATTACAAATTTCATTTTTCAAAATGCAACTGCCTTGAAAAAAAATTGTAACCGTGTATCTTATTTTTTAAGGTTACATTTTTTTTGTAACCGACACAAATCAAAAAATCAATTTGTAACCTCATAACACTTTATATATCACCTCCTTTTGAGTGTTGTTACAAAGTTACATTTTTTTAGTAGTAAATAAATAAAAGGAAAGGAAAGGAAAAGACCTGGACACGCAAGCGAAGTCGGTCTGAGGGTCGTGACTCGGTAACTGGCCAGTGCGTAACCATGGCGCATACTCCATAAAAATGGCCCAATTAAAATGTGTTTTGGTGTTAGATTTGTCCCGGCATAGTATAAACCAGGAACGGTTGAGAAGGTGTACCGGTGTGCTATGATCTGGCTTGGGAGGGTTTGATTGATCGGTCCTGGTGTTACGCTCCGGATGATAGTTTTTGAGTCTTTGGTAAGCTTTCTCTGTTGGAAGGTATTTGTACCCGGACTGGATCTTTTCTTATCTGTATCGATCCGGTACGAATTTAAAAAGCCAGACCTGATGGGTCTGGCTGCGGTTGCGTGATGTGGATTTTCTAATGGTTGAACTTGCAAAATATGCAATAAGAGTCATTACGGATATGGCATGCACTGCAAAGTACGAATACTTCACTGATTAAATCTCTGTTCATTACTTCATTTTTATTGTTGTTGAAGATTCATTAATTCAAATGCTTCGAATATGGTTGGTTCACTCCAGCCTTTAATTAGTTCGAAAACTGCTGTCTGGATCCGCACATACTTAAATGTTTTCCTGGGCAGGATTGTGATCGATTTCAAACCGTACTGCTTCAGGTACCGGAGTCTTACATCAGAGTCAGAAATGGTAAACAGTGGCATCAGGGCAATCACGTTATCTGACATTTTCATGCACTCAAGTAAAATATGATAGCCAAGTCTTAATCCGCTCTCTTCAACATGATCAGGAACGCCGAAAGCGTATTTGGTTGAGAACGGAGGGTTCATAATGATGCAGTCATACCGTGATGGATCCAGTGTGAAAAAATTATCTGGAGCAGTAACCTCGTAATCTCCCAATACGGCCAAAATATTACCTTCTCCCGGTGTTGGCTCCAGCACTGTTTTAACTCCTTCAGGAATTAAACTTTTCATGTATTCAGCAACTACCGTAGGGGTTTGAAACTTAGCTCCTATTTCGAATTTTGTTAGTGTCATTTGGTTATAATGGTTTCTTGGTTTCAATTACCCACAAATGCATATTACCGACCAGGCTTTGTCTGGAAGCTATTGGGAAACTCATTTTTTGAGGTTGGCGGCCAATCGATTTAAAAATCTCTACAGCTATCCGGGTGCAGGTAAATCGCGTATCAGTTTTTCCTAATACTATTTTGTACCCATTCTCATTTCTGGTGATTTCCATATACCAATCCGATCTGAAAACAGCATCCTGATGTAATATTGCACGATCTCCATCATTTAGGCCGAGCAATCTTCTAGCGCCCTGGCTAAAATTGAATTTCCCATTTTTGCTCACAGTTATAAATGGTTTTGAGTCTCTGGTTACCGGTCTTTTAGTTGTTTTATCAAAGGTTATAAGGTTCATCGGTTTTAATTTTAATGGGTGAACATTTTCATTTTACTTTTCTTCAGGTTATATTCCCATAAACCTTTCAAAGCTTCTTCCGGGATTTCGAACTTCCGGATCTTGGTATAGTCCGTGTTAAATTCCCATCCTCCGCCAAAGGCATAAGAGCTGATGTAGAGCTTCACTGCTTCGATAAATCGTTCACGGTTGGCTGCCTTTACCAAATTTTCAATTGTAAACGACTTATCTACTTCAGCATTATCCAGAAATTCAAAAACCGATTCTGTGTATTCGTCTCCTGTTCTCATATCAGAATGGTTTATCATCTTCAGGAATTTCAGTAAAATCCGAATCATCAGAAAGATCGTTGGCATTAATCGCATCTGTTTTTGTTTGAACGTAGATCATATCTTTCGTGTCGCCATCTACTTTCTTGCTGATGCGTTTCTGTCCATTCTGGAACGATTTCGGGTTAAAAACAAATCCGTAGTACCGGCACCAGCTTTTCATTGCCTTGGTGAATTTATTTGTAGTCCAGCCTTTGTTATTTGTTTTGGTAATAAAGTCCTGAAGGGCAATTTCTTTAACGATCATGGTATCGATATTCTTTCCTTCCAGGTCGAAGTAAGCATCTGCCCAATCCTTGAACGGTTGAGTCATTTCGGCAAGCATGTTACGCAGAGTTACATTTCCCATCGGTGGGTTTACTTTACGGGGAGAGGGGACCAATAAATAAAACCGGATGCACTGCGCGAAGAAATTAAAATCAGCATTCCATTCCGCTTCAGAATAATCGTAGCCAAACAGATCCTTTCCAAAATCATCACGGATCCCGCGAGTTTCATTGTAATCGTTCGAGTCAGATTGCTGATGATAGTAATCTGAAAATACAGTATAGAGCAAACGTGCCTCAAGCGATGGATCCATATTGCGCTGAGCATGGTTTGATGTGAAAACAAACTTCGGAGCTTTCTCAAACGGGATCTCGTAGGACTGATTGTTTTTCGGGTTCACAATCAGTTCCCCGGTTACTGAATCGAAAAAGAATTTGTAGTTCAAATATTGATCGGCATCATCAACCAAAATATAATCGGTATGCTCAGTAACCCGGTCGTATAAGTGAGGGTTGTCGGTCAGCTTCGGATTTCTCCCGGATAGCGTTACCGACTTCATGAAAGGGCGTAGCGCCTTGTATGCTGCAGACTTTCCGGAACGGCCATTACTTTCACCTTCTTCCCCAATTACATTGTCCATGGCAAAAATACACCAGGCTTTCGATTGTGTTTTGTATCGGTGGAGCACGTACCCGATCGAGAACATTTTATTGATCAGGTGCAGCTTTTGTTCCATTATTTCCTCAGCTGTTAGGTTTGGCCCTGAAATGCTGAACTTATTTTGCTTTCTGTATTCCTGCTGTTCTTTCTCCGGAAGATGTTCCAGTGACTTCTCCAGCTCTTTGCGCCAATGGATCCGCGAAGCGTTGATCAGGAATTTGAAATAATTGGAGTTGGTATTGAAAATCTCTATGTTATATCCATGTGCCGGATCTTCTGTGATCTTAAAGAAATCATCGATCTTTTTAACGTTATGGGTTATAACTTCATCTTCCCATACATATCGGTCAATCTCTCCTGGGCGACTCTCCAATATTTCACCTGCCGTAACCTTCCATGTTTTATTTTGAAAAAACAGATACTGGGCATCGTGATCGTAGTCGGTGAAATCGATATCGATCTGTTTTAAGCCGGTTAGTGTCCCTTCTCCAAGCCGGTTCGTATTCAGAAGTAATTCAAGAACTTCATTACTCAGGTACTTTTCTTCGCAGAATCGGATCAGGAAAGCCTTTATGTCTTTTGTTTGTACCTCATTTACAATATTTCCTTTAACCTGGACAAACATCTGTCCTGTTTTTGAATTCTTGTTTTCTAACTGATAGAACCCGTTTGACTGCAAAAAGAACCTGGTATTTGTTGAGCTTAGATTGTACTTTATTCCGCTTTTCCCGGCTGAAGTAGTCCAGAACCGTAGCGGTTTAGCGACCTGAATTAGCTTTTTAAAATCCCAGTCGGAAGGATATATTTCGATGTAATCAAGAAAATCTTTGCGCGACCGGCCACGAATATCTTTAAACTTTCGAAGCGAATCAGGAAGCCAAATGTGTTTGATATCCATGTATTCCATTCCCAATTTAATAGCACAGCGGATGCCTGTTTCATCAATATCAGGTAGGTTATACAGATTTTCGACACAGCGAGTGATAGCCTTGTAATCTTTTCCGGATAGATTGGCCGATTCGGAATTAAACCAGATTGGATAATAGCCGTACCCAGCGCAGTTCAGGGCATCGCGCTCACCGGAGCAAATAATGGCTTCATCCAGCTTGTCTATGGTTTTTGCTTCTTCCTCTTCGCTCATTTCCTTGAGCTGGGCGCTTCTGAATTTTTCGTAAGCTTTATTGAGTTGCTCAAGGCCATTAATATAATCCTTTGGTTTTGTTCCAACGTACCTGAAGCGGTATTGTTTCTCCGGGTTAAGCGGCTGGTAAATCTTTTTCCAGTCGCCATAATCAAACATGAAAATCGGATATCGATCGTTCGAACTGGTAATTAATGCCTCACGGTTTTTGATATAGGTAAACGAATTGAGCGCAAATACATGGTATCTGTCGCAAATATCAGCGGTTACCTTTGGACCCAATACCTTCAGCTCAGCTTCAGAAATCTTTTCCTTTACGTTGAAGATATAGTCACTTTCTTTTTCTTCCGGAGTGGCCGGTCGTTTATCGAAATCCGGTTTGTTTAATTCCGATTTGATACCGCCAACACCATGCCGATCGGCAAGCATAACAAGAGCCTCACGAAAAGTAATAGACTCTTCCTTCATGCAAACCTGTATCCCATTCCGGGGAGTCTGGTCTCCTCCAAAATCGGTAACTACCCAGGTACCATCCTGAAGCTGCTTGAGTGATGCTGATGGGGTTTTTTCATCGCCCCTGATTTTAAAACGTTTATCGGCATTGGATTGCGCTGCCTTTGCCTGTGGATAATAATGAAAAATAATATCGAGTCCGCCAGATGTGGCGTCAATAATTTCTTTTTGTTCGATGAATGCCATTAGTTACAGAGTTACAAGGTTACGAATTAGAAGCGTTTAATCGGTTGGTTAATCAACTAACCAGACTCTATTTCTTTCATTCGATTTTAGTTTTAGGTAAATAAGTATCTGTCATTTTCTTCGACTATGGTAGTTGAGAATGGGAATCCATTCTCCGGGATCTTCTGTATTACTTCAATTAACCCGGTCGAAGAAGTAAAAACAACATGCTTTCGGTTGTCAAATGATATCTGCAAGTGCAGACATTTTCCTGTTCCTTTCTCCTGGAAAGATTTCACTTTCGAATCTTCCAGCTTGAAATGATGAACCACAATTTCACGGTTCAGAATTCTCGAC